GTTGATAAGGATCAATCTGAATTAAAACAGGATATAAGAGAAAGTGAAAATAGGATATTTCAAAAGGTATCTGATTCAGAAGAACGAATGAATAAAAGATTAGATAAGATAGAAGACTTAATAAAAGATCAAAATACAAAATTCGATAAAATGGATGATAAAATTGTAGAAGTTAGCCAGTCTGTGAAAAATGGTTTAGAGGATTACAGAAAATTTTTGTGGGGCATTACAATATCTATTTTATTAGCGATAGCAGCTATGATAATAACTATGGTAGTAACATTGCATTAATTGGAACACAGTAAAGCTTAAAAGATATATTGAATGAAGCACCTTCGGGTGCTTTTTTTCATGCGTAAATTTAGAAAGGATGGGAATAAATGAAACGGTATATTGGAACAAAGATTATCAAAGCAAGACCAATGACAAGAGGTGATTATAACGATTACCGAGGATGGCAGATTCCAGCAGACGAAGACCCATTGGATGAAGGGTACCTGATGGAATATGAGAATGGACATGTACAGTGGCTACCCAAAGAAATGTTCGAAACTGATTATAAAGAATGCAATGCAATGACATTCGGATTTGCGATTGAAGCGATGAAAAAGGGAAAGAAAGTAGCAAGAAAAGGTTGGAATGGAAAAGGCATGTATCTATTCAAGTCCCCAAAAGTAGGCTGTCAGATGCACAAGCAGTACACAGGAAAAGATATCAATGATCTGCAAGAATTTATTGTTATGAAGGCAGCAGATGATACGTTAGTTCCATGGTTAGCATCACAGACAGACGTATTGGCAGAAGACTGGATGATTATAGAATAAGGAGATTAACATGAAAAAGAAATTTCTAGTAGCATTGTTAGGATTAGCAATTATTGGTGGAACATTAACTGCATGCACAGAAGCAGATAAAGTATCTAGCAATGTATCGCAGGAAGCAGATAATTTTAATGTATTACGCAGATTTGCAGTGATCAATACAAGAACAGACAAAGTAGAATTTGAACTAGTTGGAGCATTTTCATTAGAAACAGACAGCAGTAAGAAAGTAAAACTTATTGTAGAGACAGAAGATGGAACATATAAGAAACATATCATTGGCATGAATCAAGACAGCATGTATGTGATCGAAGATCTTGGAGGGGCAAAGGTTAATAAGTACAAGTATGAAGTGAATTATATTCCAGAATCCATTATTCCATTTACAGTAAAGAGTAGCAAATAAAGAACAATACGTAAGAAAGGAGTGAGCCTGAATGGCATTAACAGAAAAACAAAAAAGATTCTGCGATGAGTATTTGATTGATCTAAATGCTACTCAGGCTGCAATTAGAGCTGGATATTCGGTAAAAAATGCTGATAAGATTGGATCTGAACTACTAGGTAAAACTAGAGTTTCAGAGACAATTTCAAGAAAGATAGCTGAGCGATCGAAGCGAACTGGTATCAATCAGGATAGAGTTATTCAGGAACTAGCACGAATCGCATTTGTAAATCCACAAAATGTAATAGATTCAGAAGATGCTTCTGTAAGAGAAGATGCGACAGAGGATGATCTGGCATGCATACAGTCCGTAAAGGTCAAGACGATGGATGGAGCAAAAGGAAAATCGGTTGAGAGAGAAGTTCGATTGAATGACAAAATGAAGGCTCTTGAATTGCTTGGAAAGCATCTCGGAATGTTCAAGGACAAGCTGGAAGTTGATGCTGATATGGATCTGAATATTACAATCGACTATGGTGAGGATGATACTGGATGAACATAAAAGTACAGGCAAATCCTTGCTTCAAAGAGGTTGATCGTAGCAAAAAACGATACATTGTGATGAAAGGCTCTGCCGGATCCGGAAAGAGTATGGATACAGCACAGCATTATATCCTGAGACTCATGAGCGATCCTGGTCGTAATCTTTTATGTGTTCGAAAAGCAGATGTAACGAATAGAGATAGCACTTTTGCAGAATTGCAGGGTGCTATTTTTCGTATGTTTGGAGAACAATATAAACGATACTGGTACATCAATGCATCAAATATGATCATAGAATGCAAGAGTAATCACAATCAGATCATATTCAGAGGTGTAAACGACGAAAGACAGAGAGAAAAGCTGAAATCAATCACATTCAAACGAGGAAAGCTAACAGATGTTTGGATAGAAGAAGCGACAGAGATCACACAGTCAGATTTTGAGATCATTGATGACCGATTGAGAGGCGAATTGCCAGAAGGACAGTTCTATCAGATTAGGATGACATTTAACCCTGTGTCAGCACACCACTGGATCAAGAAAGTGTTCTTTGATCGCGCTGATTCTGACGTACTGACACACCAGTCAACTTACGAAAAGAACCGATTTATTGATGAAGCATACCACAGACGAATGTTAAGACGTAAAGAAGTAGATCCAGAAGGATATAGAGTCTATGGTCTAGGCGAATGGGGAGAAGTTGCAGGATTAATCCTTAAAAATTATGTCATAGAAGAATTTGATCGTACACCAGAACACTTTGATTATATCGTAAATGCACAGGACTTTGGATTCAATCATGCCAACTGCATTGGGGAGGTTGGATTTAAGGACGGTGATCTGTATCTCTTCCAGGAACTGTATGTGTATGAGATGGATACAGAGGAGATCATTAAACGGGCAGCAGGAAGATTCAACAAAAAGCTTCGAATGTGGTGTGACTTTGCGGAACCAGATCGAATCAAGATGTGGAAGAAAGCAGGCTATAGAGCAAAAGGAGTAAAGAAAGAGCCAAACAGCGTCAGTGCTCAAATTGATTATCTTAAACAGCATAGGATACACATCTATCCAAGCTGTGTAAACACAATTAAAGAAATACAGCAATGGAAGTGGAAGAAAGATGAGAGAACAAATACTTATCTGGATGAACCAGTTCCATTTTTTGATGATGCAATGGCTATGCTACGTTATTCAATTGAAGAAGAACGTAAACAGAAGCCAAGACTAAATACCAACGTGAAAGGAGGAATATAATGCGAAAAGAAATTTATAGAATATCGCCAGACGAAGAACTAACAGATGCGAAGTTGAGTCAGTTTATCGCAAGGCATGCTACAGAAAGCACGTTTCGGTATAAACAATTACAAGATGCATACGAAACAGATTTCCCAATCTTTCACGAAAAAACAAAACCAGAGTGGAAACCCGATAATCGTATTGCTGTAAACTTTGCAAAATACATTGTAGACACAATGAACGGGTATTTCATTGGAAATCCAATCAAAATCACAGTAGATGGTGGAGAGGAAGCGATTGAAAAATACATAGAATTTCTCGATCAATATAATGATCAGGATGACAACAATGCAGAATTGTCTAAGATTTGCTCTATTTATGGAAAAGGGTACGAAATGTATTATAACGATGAAGATGGAAACGTCGGAATTATATATTTAGATTCAACAGAAGCGTTTATGATCTATGATGATTCGGTACTTAAACGTGAACGCTATTTTGTTCGGCTATATAGGGATGAGGATAATGTCTTGCATGGAAGTGTATCGGACCAAGAAAAAGTTCGATGGTTTACTATAAAAGGAAAGATTGTTTGGAATGAACAAGAACAATTACATTATTTTAATGGGGTTCCAGCTACGGAATATCGTGAAAATAAAGAATGCCAAGGAATATTCGAACCGGTGATGTCCATAATCAATGCATTCAACAAAGCAATCAGTGAAAAAGCCAATGATGTAGATTATTTTGCAGATGCATATTTGAAAATTATAGGGACTTTGCTAGATGAGGATGAATTGAAACATATTAGATCAGACCGTGTGATCAACTTTGATGGAGATGGCGAAAGTGTAATCGTTGATTTCTTACAGAAACCAAACGGAGACACGACGCAGGAAAACTTACTTGATCGATTACAAAATCTGATATTTTTAATTGCCATGGTAGCCAATA